TGTGTCTACATATTTAAAATATAAAAAAGAAACAGGACGTGGTATTGAAGACTTTTATAAATTACAAAAAGACTACACTACCATGGAAGATGATCAAGTTTTAGCTGACTACTATGCTAATATTGAGGAAGGTCTGGATAGTTTTGATATACAAGATTTATTAGAAGATAAATTTAGTTTTGATAATGAATTAGATGATCCAAAAGATATTAAAAAAAGAAAGTTAGCTAAAAAAAGAGAACTTGCGAAAGCAAAAAAGTATTTCAATGATCAAAAAGATAAATATAAAATTCCTCTTGAGTCAAGTGGGAGTGGGTTATCTGACAATGACAGAGAAAAATTAGATGCTTATAAAAGTTACATAGATGAATCTAAAACTGTGCAAGAAGCTCAGAAAAAAAAGTATGATTGGTTTCTCAAGAAAACTGATGAGGTTTTCAATACTGAATTCAAAGGTTTTGAGTTTAACGTAGGAGATAAAAATTTTACTTACAAGCCTGGCGATGCTACTGAAATTAAAAATGTCCAAAAAGATGTTGCAAATTTTGTAAACAAATATATGGACGAAGATGGTTTAATTAAAGACGCAAAAGGATATCATAAAGCATTATCAATTGCTATGAATCCTGAAAAATATGCCAAGTTTTTTTATGAGCAAGGAATGGCTGATGCTGTAGACAATGTTTCAAAAAAATCAAAAAACATTGATATGGACGTTAGACAGGCTTCTCAGAGTGTATCAAAAGATGGTTTAAAAATTAGAGCTGTCGGTGATACAAACAGTGGAAGAGGACTCAGAATAAAAAGTATAAAACGAGTATAAATTTTAAAAAAAAGTAAAAAATTATGTCAGTACAATTAAACCCAACATTTGCTTTACAGCCATCAGCTCAAAAGCAAGTGTTAACAACAAACTACATAACTAACTTTGATTTCTTAAATCAGTATCTTCCTGATACTTATGAAAAGGAATTTGAGCGTTATGGAAATAGAACAGTAGCTTCATTCTTAAGAATGGTAGGTGCTGAAATGCCAACTAACTCAGATATGATTAAGTGGGCTGAACAAGGTAGATTACACACAAAGTTTGTAAACTGTGCTTCTGGATCAGCAGCTGGTGTAAATACAGCTACTATTACTATTAGCGATACACAAGTACCAGGATTACAAGCTGGAATTACTACTGTAGGATTAAGAAAAGGTCAAACTATCATGCTTTCTGATAATACACCTGGTTCTTCTTTATCTAACAAAGCTGTTATTACAGACACACCAACTGCAACAACAATTGATGTTGCTTATTACGAAGCTGGTGGACAAACATTTACAGCGGCTGAAACTTTATCTTTATTTGTGTATGGTTCTGAATTTAAAAAAGGAACTGCAGGAATGGAAGGTTCATTAGAAGCTGATGATGTGTTCTTTAATAATAAGCCTATTATTATGAAAGATACTTACCAAGTATCTGGTTCTGATATGGCACAAATCGGTTGGGTAGAAATACAAACTGAAAATGGTGCAAACGGATACCTATGGTATTTAAAGTCTGAGCATGAAACAAGATTACGTTTTGAGGACTACATGGAAACAGCAATGATTGAAGCTGTACCTGCAGCAAACGGATCTGGAGCTGAAACTGCATTAACTACAGGTGCTGTTCCAGGTGCTGGAGAAGTAAACGCTGGTTCTGAAGGAGTATTCTATGTTGTAAATGACAGAGGAAATGTTTGGGGAGGTGGAAACCCAACAACTCTTGCAGGTTTTGATTCAATTATTCAAAGACTTGATAAGCAAGGTGCTATTGAAGAAAATGTTTTATTTGTAAACAGAAACTTCTCATTTGATATTGACGATATGTTAGCTGCACAAAATTCTTACGGAATGGGTGGAACTTCATATGGTTTATTTGACAATGATAAAGACATGGCATTAAACTTAGGTTTCACTGGATTCAGAAGAGGTTATGACTTTTACAAGTCTGACTGGAAATATCTAAATGACCCTACAATGAGAGGAGGTTTAACAGGAGGTGCTGTAAATGGATTATTAGTTCCTGCAGGATCAACAACTGTATATGACCAAATCATGGGTAAGAATGCAAAAAGACCATTCTTACATGTAAGGTACAGAGCTTCTGAAACTGAAGACAGACGTTACAAGACTTGGATTACAGGTTCTGCTGGAGGAGCTGCAACATCTGATTTAGATGCGATGACAGTAAACTTCTTGACAGAAAGAGCTGTTTGTACTTTAGGTGCGAATAACTTCTTCTTGTTCAACCAAGCTTAAGCTGAAGTAAATTAACGAAGAGGGGGTGAAAGTCACGCATGTAAACGCCCTATTAGTAACCCCCTCTTTATTTTAAATTAAATTAAATTAAATATTATTATGAAAAAACAAAGTAAATATGTAGCTAAATCATACAAGCTACTAAGAGATGCCGCTCCATTATCTTATATGTTAGCGACACGACATTCAAACCGATATCCATTATTACATTTTGATGAAGATGCTGGAACTAATAGACCTCTTCGTTATGCAAAAAATCAAAAGTCTCCTTTTGAAGATGAGCAAGACGGAAATGCTATATTAGAACCTGTTGTTTTTGAAAATGGGTTTTTACACGTTCCTAAAAACAATCAAGTTTTACAACAGTTTTTACACTATCATCCACAAAACGGACAAGTGTTTTCGGAAGTAGACGCTAAAAAAGATGCACAGCAAGAATTAGAACTTGCAGAAATGCAACTTGAAGCTCAAATACAAGCTAAAAATCTTTCAGTAGATAAATTAGTAACTGTGTGTAGAGTTTTTATGGGAGGTGCAGTTGATAAAATGTCAACAGCTGAATTAAAAAGAGATGTGTTAATGTTTTCAAAACAAAATCCAGAGGATTTTATGAATATATTAAATGATCCTATGTTAGAATTACAGGATACTGTAATACAATTGTTTTCTGAAAATTTGTTAGTATTTAAAAATAAACAAAAAGATGTGCATTTTAATTTTAAAACTAATAAAAAACGAATGTTAACAGTTCCTTTTGGAGAAGATCCCTACTATATTGTAGCATCTTATTTTCAGACAGATGAAGGTATTGAGTCATTTAAACTTTTGAAAAAGAGCTTAAATAAGGGAGATTAATTTAGTTATATTTGTACTTTACTAACCCCTTAATTTTATTTTTATTATGGCAATGACAAAATTTTTAAGAGTAGACAATGCTGCAGCATCAATTGCTGGTGGTAAAGTCCTCATACCAATACAAAACATAGCAGTTATAGAACAAACTTCTGCAACTGTATGTACAATTAAATATTCAAACAGTGCAGCTGGTTTTGATGAGTGTGCAATAACACACACAGCTTTACCAAGTTTCGCTGACGCTTCTGGTGCAGAAAATGCAGCTACCTTTGTTGGTGGAAACGTAGACCAGTGTAGAAACATGAGAATATTAATACAAGACTCAGTAGCTGATGCATTATCAACAGGATGGACAAGCCCATTATATGATATTATTGTACCGTCTCCAAGAGCAGGTTTTCCTGCAGCAACTGGTGGTGCAGTTCCTGTACAAGTGACTATTGATACAGTAGTTTTTAGTTAATATTTAAAACAATTATAATATGATAGCGAAATATTTAGAAATACCAGTTAATACTGTAGTGGCCTCAGGAACATCTGAGTTTATTACAGGCACAACTGCTTCAGCAGCTTTAGCCTCTGGTACAAATGCTGCTGCTGTTCCAAATGAGCTCAATGATGCTACTGCAGACTTTGTAACTGATGGTATTGTTGCAGGTGATATAGCATATAATATTACTGCTGGTACTCAAGGTGCTATTACAGTAGTTGCTGCAACAAAGCTAACATTTGCGACTAACTTGTTTAACGCAGGTAGTGAAAGCTATGCAGTTCGTAAGGAAAAGCAATTAAATGCTGTTGGAACAACATTTACAGCACGTGGAGTTAAAGTTGGAGATATTGTGAAGAATGTAACTGCAGGTACGCAAACTACTGTAGCAGCTTTAATTAATGAAACATCATTAACATTAACTGCTGATATATTTAACAGCCCAACTTTGTTTAATGATAATTTTACAATTGAAGCTCCAGCTGATGAACTTTATGATTTTGGACAAACTTTTGTAACTACTGTTAGCTTAGGTGATGTGATGGAAAACACTACTGCAAACACAAGTGAAAAGGTAATTCAAATTATAAATAACAACAGATTAAAGCTTAGTGGAAACTTTGGAACAACTACAGATGCTTATAGCATATTTGATTCTACTTTTGCATCAACTTACTTAATTGATATGAATTCAATAGTTTTCGTTGATAGACATGATAATGAGCAGACTAAGATTATTTTAAACACTAATGTTACTCCTACTTTAACAATAGACCATTCAGATCAAGGATCTGGAAGAGCTGTTGCAGTTGCAATTCAAAATGCAATGAAAAGAGGATATATCGGTGTAAATATGCCTGACCCTCCTGGACCATCGGCTTCAAGAGTACAGATGCCTATATTTGAAGGCTCTGTGGTTACAGTTGAGTCACTGACACTTAGTTAGTAGTTTTACAACAATTTTAAAGAGAGGTTACAAAAAAAGTAACCTCTTTTTTTTTGCTATATTTGTAAAAGAATAAAAAGCATTTTTTATGGCAATGATTGATGAAGTTAGGAGTACAGTATTAGGTATTATTAATAAGAATAATTACGGATATTTATCTCCTCAAGATTACAATTTATATGCAACACAAGCTCAGTTGGATATATATGAAGATTATTTTTATCAATATAATCAATATATAAACAGAGAAAATTTAAGACAGTCAGGAACAGGATATGCTGATATTGTAAAAGGATTGGTAGAGGTTATTGATTCTTTTTCAGAAGAAGTTTTTTTAACACAAGCAAATGCAAATACATTTAGCTTACCAGCAGATTATTACTTAATAAACAAAATATTTTATTATCCAACTTTATTAACCAGTGGAACTACTGCAGCAGGTAACATTGCAAATAAGTTAGATGCTACAGGAACACCATTTGTAGTGCCAGGAGGATTTAATATACCACAATTTCCTCCAACTAATAGTATTGTAATTAATACTGACTCGTCAACTTTAGGTCAGGCTTTTGTTACAGCTGTAGATTCTACTAACGTATTAAGTATATCGGACTCTATATTTAATGTAGCAGGAGGTGGTGAAAACTATTCTATCTATGATAACACTAACATAACCGAAGTAGAAAGGGTTAGTCAAAACAAAATATTTTATTTAACAAGTTCTACTTTGACAGCACCATCTAATCAGTATCCTGCCTATGTGCTATCAGGTAACATTGTTTCAGTTTATCCAACATCTATAAGAAGTGCAGGACAAATAAAAGCACAATATGTAAGGTATCCAAAGTCTCCTCAATGGACTTATCAAATATTATCTGGAGGAGCACCTTTATATGATCCTACAATGGCTGGTCATCAAGACTTTGAATTACCATTATCTGATATGCCTGGATTAGTTGCTAAAATATGTCAATATATAGGAATAGAAATTAGAGAATCTGAAGTATATCAGTTTGGATCTCAAGAAATAGTTCAAGACAACCAAATACAAGTATAAGATATGGGTTATATTACTGATTATAAATATTATGAAAACAACGGTATTTCTCCAACAGACAAAAATTGGGGATCATATCAGTATGTTGGTTTAAATGACATTGTTTCTAATTTTATGTTGATGTATCAAGGTAATAACGAAATTATAAATAATGTAGAAAGATATCAGGTATTGTTTCATGCAAAGCGAGGTATACAGGAGTTAAATTACGATGCTATGAAACAAGTAAAGATT